TTGTTCACAGAAAAACGGTGTTAATTCACTTGGTATCTGTGTACAAGTACATGTGGCAATTCCCCAGTCTACATCATTACAATGAGCGGTGCCTGGTGGGGAAGGACAATCACAACAGAATCTACAGTACTGTTCACAACTTAATTGGTCTGGAAATCCTATTCCAGTAAAATTATTAGTTACTTGTGCATCAAAATAAGTATTGGTTGGGTCGGCCGGTCCTCCTACTAATTGACCAATTGCCCCTTGTTGATGTAGGACGCTCGCTCCACCATAATAACTACCTGGTCTACAGGCGGATGCAGGTACTGCTGTTGTATAATCCCCATTTGCAGCTCCATAGGTGTCACACCACCATTCGTCTGGTGGGGCACAACAATCACAATCACCTCCATTCATCAACCAACAATCATAAGCTGAACCTGCTGTGACTGCAGCGGTCGATAACGCGTTAAATACACATGTTCCTAATCCATTTGGTGGGCAACCACATTCCCAAGTACACCAATCTTCACAATCATCAAGACTGGTAAATGGTCCTGGATAACCAGGGGTTCCCGCGGGAATTATCACACATCCTAGTCCTGCATTACCAGCTACGGTCTCACAATTAGAGGTCCAATCACAATACCACGTATCCGCTGACCCTCCTGGACAACAATCCATTACAGATAACATAGCAAGACAATTATCTAAAGATGCCATTGGATAAACTGGGTGGGTAGCTCCTGGTGGTACTGGGGGCCACGTTGGGTAACCACCAAAAAATATACCTGTATTAGTATTGTTCATCCAATCTTGTAAAACTACACAATTGGTTGTATCAGTTGTTGCATTTTCACAATAACAACTTGCTCTACAGTGTCCTTCACATGTATTCCCAGTATAACAGTTTTGTGATTCTTGAGTAAGACCTGGGTTGTGTATACATGATGACATTGAACATCCACTAGTTGTACATTCCCAAGTATTGCTTTGTACGATTCCACAGGGGTCACAACCTGTTGGTGCTGTCCCTGGAGTTGCACCACATGGTTCCCAGCAATTTGGGACTCCACCAGTTGATGGACCATCATCTGGAATAAAACAACTACAATCAAAAGTAGTTATACAGTCCGCGCTTCCCATTAATGACGGACACATACACACATAACAACATAATGGTGAATCTGCGTCCCAATGATATACAATATCATGTAATGTATAATTACCCATAATTACATATTGCCCTTGTGATGTAAGTACAGTACCTCCTTGTCCAATATTGGTCATATAATCATCACATGCACAGTAACAATCGTCTACTGTAGGCACATCACATATATATGCTGGTGCGGGAGGAGGTAATGGGTTTAAGGCTAACGCACTTGTACACTCTAACATATTACAATATGGAAGTCCCCAGTTAGGTGGACCAGTGGGGTCACAGTTCAGTCCTGGTTGAGGTGGTTGAAATTGAGGAATATAATAACAAGGCCAGTTTCCACCAGGAAAGGCTACTTGATTACCTGGTTCTGTTCCTGGTGCAGCGGTAATATCACAATCAGCAAAACAACAATCCGTTGCTTCACAACATGCTGTAAAATCACTATATCCCGTAAAGTTTGGGTTAGGATTTGAGAATCCTAGGTCATTTTGTGCCATATAATAGCCACTAACCCCATCTTGGCAATATGTGGGCTGACCGGTGGTGACATCTATAAAACAGTCCCAACCGGCATCACATGGACATAGTTGATTACATAAAATACTACCAGCAACATTTCCGCTAAATATAACTACATTATCTACCGGTCCTGGAGCGGGAGTTACATAGGTACATGGGGTCATACTATTGGTACAATCACATATCCAAGCTGACTCTATTACTTGACAATCTGCTGTACACGCTGAATAACCAGCTTGTGTAAATCCATATCCCGCGTAACCACAGAAACAATCATAACATGGTATACAGGGTTGGTTTATGGTTTCACACGTCCAACCACATGGTTGGGTTGCCCCTCCATTATTATTTGGGTCGGTTTGACACGCCGCTAAATCGTTATAAGCTCCACCAAAAGTAACTGGTACACACCCAGTACAACATTCATAATCAAAACCCTCATAATTACAACAAGCTGACGTAGACCATGCGTAGGAAGTAGGTGTTACCCCATTTGTTCCACTATTACAAACATTTGGTAAGTTGAAATTTGTTGGGGGTCCGGTAAAATAAAAGCTTTCATTTATAGCTAACCATTCATTCATATTTAAACCATTAGGTGGGACGGGTGGAACTAAAGCTACTACGGTTGTAACAAGAGAAGTGTATACTCCTGGAGTCATATTAGCATCATCTTCTGCACATGAAAATAATGTACAACAAGCATTAGGGTTAGCGGATTGTTGGGTTGTACATGAATATGCAGGTGGGTTACACCATCCTTCACAATCTATGGAGTTAGCAAATACTGGTCCCGCTAATGGGTTCATTGGGTCATAACTAGTATATAGAGAATGGGTAGAGTCAATTTGTGTACATCCAGTACACCCATATTGTCCTGGACATAACCATCTATCCGCATAACACTCTCCATCATCAAAATCATCTAAACAACCACCATAATATTGATGTCCTTGAATTACATTTGTGGAGGTTGTTATTCCAGTACCAGGAACTAATTCACAACTTAATACTGGTATGTTATTTAAATCTTGTGGACAAATCCAAGTAGAACATCCCACATATTCCCAATATGTTGTGGAGGTAAATGCGGTAGGTGGGTAATTACCACTAGTAGCAGATAATGCTTGGTAACAATTACCTTCTTGGCCAAATACGAAATCACCAACACTGTAAGAATAACCATTTTGAAATAGACCTGCTTTACCAACATTAGGGGATGGTGCAACAGGTGAGTTAACATGTGGGAAGGTTGTATCGTCACATGGTAGAGTGGTTCCTGGAGGACAATTTACACATTCAGGAGAACACGCTTCCCAAATATGTGCTATAGGGAGACTATTTTGGTACCACACACCTTGTAAAGTTTCGGATGGTGGTCTACCTGACCATAATGACTGAGTTAGTCCTGTTTGAAATATGTCGGCTACAGCCATAAAACAACAACATGTATTATATGTAGTATCAAAAACTATATCTCCTACCATATAATCGGTATATGGTGACCATACTCCTCGTTGTGTATTAAATGTGATTGGGGTCCAAATCCCTGTAATTCTATCTATATACTCATCTTTAGTTTCACAATACTCACAATCCTCAACGGTACATTTAAAACAGTCATACGCACCAAAAGCAAGAGCATCTAATCCACAACTTTCTGCTACATAAAGTGTAATACCATTAGGGAAATCATAAAAATGAATAGGGGTAGCATTATTCGCTGAGGAAATGGTGTAACCTGTATAAATTGGGTCTGCCCAATTAATCTGCCCATACATACCGGTTTCTATATTATTTGTTATAGGATTTATAATATCACCTCCAATTGGTACTATAGTACCTATTACATATCCGGGGGGTAAATTTGGGGAATTTGAGGTGGTATAAGTTTGGAATATCCCTAACATACTAGTAGTAACACCTGTTACTTCAAAACAGTTTGGGAATTGAGTCATTCCACTATATTCATCTATGTGTGTTCCTGTATCCCATGGGATATAATTACTTTGACCAAAAACACCAGATGGACCTGAAGTATATCCTGTACCCACCGTTACACCAGACGGATTTATAGTTAACGCACTGTTTGCGGGTATCTGGTTCGTAGCAACTAATTGTGGATAACTATAATTTGGTGCTGTAATAACTTGGGACACACTAGTTGGTCCCCATGGGCTATCTTGTGTTATAGTAATTCTATACTCCATAGGTGGGCCTGGTGGATAGGTGTTTTCTGCTGTTATAGCCCCACCAACAGAAAAATTAAGTGTTGTACTATTCCCATCACCCCAATCAATAGTATATGGCAATTCTTGTACCTCTTTATAGTAACTAAAATCAGTAGTGTTCCATATTTGGATTGTATCTCCAGGTACCACAACAAATGTACTCGCTGTAAATACAAAATTAGAAAATGTTTCTTTCTGAAATATATTACCGTCCCATATACTATAATGTCCAATATCATTAAAGTCTTGGGATAACAATAAAGTTAGGTTATTTAGATTTTCTTCTAATCCAGGGTCACAGTGACATGGCCCTATAATATAAGATAGGGTATAGTCAGAAGTGGTATTAATTGGTTTACTAAAATCTACGTATAATGACTCGAAAAGTGTTATTACATAATCATAGGTTTCACCAGTAACTACTTGTGTAGGTGCACTATCATGAACATTAAACCCATAAAACGCTTTATAAGCGTAATTTCCAATATTAGTACAATGACCAGTACTAACCGAATAATTTAAATCCCATAGTATTACACAAGGGTTAGTTAAGGAGCATTGTCGTAAGTCCTCAGGGAAAGTAGTTATATCACCATTTAATGCATTCATTAATTGTGAAGCTGTCGCGTTATACATACTCATTCCAGAACAGTCTATACTATAATTTATAGGCCAGTAGTTGGTTCCACCACTACAAGGTAGTGAAGAATACATATCTGGGTTTGTTCTTTTTACTCTAAAATTTAATCTTTCCATAAATTAAGGATTAACATATTCATAAAACTTTATTGGTTGTTGGCCCGGAGGAAAACCAGTTCCTACTTCACTACCCATACCTACTTGACCGGCATTATAATTTAATGCGTTATATTTACGTACTTTATAATTAAACCTTGGATTATATGTGGTGTTTGGTTCTATTTTAAGAATCACTTCATAATAATAATAGTCTATGTAATTATATACTGTTGGTACAGGCATCGGAGGGCTTTCGTTTATCATTCTCATTATCTTTCCTGTTTTAGCGTTAAAAAATTGACATGACATATAAAATACATTTCCTTCGTATAGGTCTCTTTTTTTAAACCAATGAATATAATAATTTTCATTAACACCAGGTCTAGGTCTAAGTCTCACTCTTGGTTCAAAATAGTTCCATACTGGTGGAACTATGTCCTTCGCAATTTGATTGTAGTATTCTAAGGGGTCTGTGTTTACATCAACTAGTACTGAACCACCTTTTAAACAATTATTAAGAGGCATGATATTGGAGAATACCATCTTCTGTTGTTTTCTGTCGGGAGAATCGTAAAAATTAAATTTAAAGAAGCTTTTTGTAACGGCTTTTGCCTCTGTTGCTAACTCAAAGGGGGTAAACCCAACATCTAAAAAACTATTCTGATAAGTTCCTGTACCATCTAGGAATTCAAATTGATAGTATACTGAGTCACCACTAACAGAATTATTAAAAGCGTATTTTGTTGTTTCAAAATCTTGTATTACATTAATATTATCTTGTAATTCTACTTCTTCGTAAATATTGATTAATTGTTCTCTACCTACTTCATCAAATGTATCACCTAACGGGATTGTGATTTTTTTGTTGGTGTCTGATGCTTTTATTTGTATTCTATTGGCAGCCATCCATGTATGCATTTAATATGTTTATCGTACTCGCTGAGTACTCTTTTAATGTTAATATTGGTCCTACTGCCTCAATCATAAATTCTAGTGTATGATGTGGGTAATGTGAGTCATTTAAGTAGGGATAAACTACACCATTCTTTTCTTCCTCAAAATAACCCACAGGTAACATAGGTCTCCATCTAAATGTTCCTTCTATGGAAGAATAGGTAGCGTACTGTGGAGATGTAAATAGTGTGTCATTATAATTTATACCGTTAGATAATTTTCTTATAGGTATTCTATGATGGGGGTTATATTTGTATCTAGATTGTATTTGGGGGTACATGTAATCTCCCGAATTTAATGCTGTAGGATTAAATTTTAATGAATGCCCTATTTTTGATATTATTCTTTCTTTTAACTCGTACGGGTTGTATTCCACAAAAGCTCCTCTATAAGTCGTACCACTCGCTGGTAATGGGTCAACCCCATTATTATTTGTCTGTATGATATAGGTTGGATTGGTGGCGTTATCTATAAAAGGGTCTATAGTTCCATCTTTTTTGAAGTTCCATCCCCAGCCATACCCACAAGGTGAATTACTACTCGCGTACTCCCACATTAGATTTTTATTAGTTGGAAAAATAGTTAGATATAAGTCTATAACAGGTCTATTGAGATTATCAAAATAACTTTCCCGGTCTATATCATCATTAACATTCCATAAATAAGATTTAAATTCTTCCCTTATTACTGTTTTAGCGGGGTATGTGGGTGGAGTTTTACGTGACTTATATACTCTACCTTTTCTATTATATATTCCATTTTCAAAGCCCGTTCTACCTAAAGTATAGTCTGTTGGATTGGTTATAAGTTTGTGTATATGAGTGTAATATTGTGATTTAGTCTCTGGATTCTCTCTATTAGCAAATCTTTTAATCACACCAACACCTGTATTTGGGAATGGTGTGGCTCCACCATTAATAGTAGTCCCAATTAATCCTCTAGTATTTATATTTATCACATATTCTTCTGAATTTTCATACCCATTACCTAAAGAATCTACTTCAAATAATGTTTGTGTGCTGGAGTGTGCTACACCATCTATATTTAGATTTAAATCAATGCTACTAATAAAATCTATACCACCAAATGATGTAGTTTGAGGTATTACTTCTGGTTGTAGTTCCATATATTCACCTGGAGATATTCCGTGAGGTGCTGCTGTTATAATTCTAAAAACTTCCTTTCCGTTAATTTCTGCTAATTCACTCTTAAACGGTATACCGTCTCCAGATATAAACTTTACCCCTTGGCCTGGACTTATAGTAAATTGCATTGGTTGGGTTGTGTCGGATGAATAAACGTATGATATATATAATACCCAATTATCTTGATACGATAATAAATCACTGTATATTGAGGTCATGGTTGTTGGTCCGTAGTGTTCTAATGGTACAAAATCAAATGTTTTTGCTGGTGGTAGTCCAATACATGGTATTGAAGTGCATCCCTGAAAGTCTGGCACAAAGTACATACTAGATAACATGTCTGGGTCTTGTGTAGAACCTGTTATTATATTCTGATATAAAACATCTATCTTTCCGTACATTCTATATGTGCTAGAGTAATCTCTTTCAAAATTAAATTGGTCTACGACATTTAATACTAAATTTCTATCTCCTTGTATTAGAGTTCTTCTTTCCGCAGCTAATAAAGGTTGTAGAGATACATCAAAATCTTGTCCTCCTTTATACTTAGAACTACCTTTTACTATTCTTATGTTTTTTTGATTACTCATTATATTACTGCGTCTGCTAATTCTTCATCAACATATAACCTAATGAAGGTATTATAGGATGTTTGTCCTGGTCTTAATCCGAAGTAATAAAATAATGGTTGTGAAAAACACATACTGTTGTCAGATTGGTCTGTCATTAACGGATAATTGTTTGGTAGTTGGTACCCACTACCTCCCGCATGGCCCATATAATGTTGAAACTCCCCAGAGGCAATTGAAGGGTTTCCTAGACAAGAAGGACCACCGTAATAACATGTAGGGAGAGTTACTCCAATTGCTGGCCAAATTGACATTGGCCCTAAAGGCACTGACATTTTAATTTGGTAATCTCCAGTCGTATTTTGCCAATCATTATATAAACCACCAAACCCTCCACCACCTCTAACTCTCCATGGATAAAAAGGAACTTGTTGAGTGGTTGCGGACAAATCAAGAGTAACACAATTTATTAACTCTTGTCCACTCATAATAGTTGGTGTTGATGCCGTAAATAATAATGGTGTCCACTGTAAAGGACCTCCACTATTAAGTTGTCCAGGCGCTATATTTAATGCGTTTTCAACGTATGGTGTATCAGGAACTGCTGGGGGTGGATATTCTAGACCTGGTATAGGCAATGATGTATTTTGTGTTGGGTCGGTACAGTCACAAATCGTACTACTCATATTGGATTCATACCCAAATACCCCTAACATACAATTTTGCATAAGTGCTTGTGCTACATCACCCCCAATTTCTTTTTCTGGTCTAGCAAATATACTAGATAAAGTATAATTAAAAGCATATAACTTAAGATTATAAGTGTCAGAAACTAAATCTGTAATGTCTTGGAATGTAGTACTCCCTATTTGGTCTGTTACTGAACATTCTTCAGCAAAATTTGGGTCTAAACATATTTGTTGTATACACTGATTTCTAGAACCCATATCCGTCATGGTTGTTGGGAAATATATGTGTCGGTCCATGTCTCCGGATGCATGTAAGTCATCACTTTGATTTCCTCCTGCAAACCATAATGACATTACTCCGTCTGTATCACCGATGAATTGTCCGTCCTTTGCTGCACTTTGGACTTGGAATGGTGTTGACCTATAATAAAATGTATTATCTACTGGATGTAAGTACACCACTTTTCTACAAAAATCTGAGTCGGTAATATAGGTGTCGTGGGTCTCTCCTCTCCAATCCGTATACCCATTAACAGTCAATTGCAATTTTGCTCTGAACTGGAACTGATATAAGAATCCACTTACCCAACTATTTTCCCAGAAATAGTTTAATATACCATTACATAAAGCACTGGCTACTTTCTCTCTTTTCATCCATTCGTATAGAACTGTCATATCTAAATTATACCCAATACACGCAATGTTAAAGCACACTATTTTTACATAACATCCTCCAGCAGCAAAACCGTCAGACTCATGGCTAGGAGAATATAGTTCAGAATTATAACCATAAGAATTATGACAACAAATAGTATCAGTATCTTGGACGGTCTCAGGTGAGGTTAAATAGTCTCCTGTTCCACAACAGTCATGACTCCATTTCATTTCTATACCCATTGAGTTATTAAATGTTGCGTTACCTACAGGACATGGAGAATTTTGCCCTGGTTCTGGTTCCTCTGGAACCGCGTCTGGACACGGTGCAACGTCAGCTAGGGCTATGAATTCATCACTCGCTGAAGGTCTACAACTACACTTTTCACAATCTGGATATTTGGTTTGTCGTAACTGAAATAAAACAAACCCAATAGTTAAACCAAAATATTCACACTGTATACCACAACCAAATCCAGTTAAATTTATTTGTCCACATATTTGGGGTGGTGAAGAAAGAAACCATGACATCCTAAATAAAACCCATGTAGTATTAAAAGGCCATCCTAAAGAAAATTGTATTACAATACCATAAATTGCACACCACAACATGCATACGGCCCAAATTATAAATAAAACAATCCCTAATACTAAACCTAATATAGCGGCTAATAAACTAATAATTAAATTTATAACCATGTAGATTAAACCTAAAAAATCATATATAAAATTCATGAAGAAAATCATAAATTTTGCATTTCTCACAGCACTATTAACGGGGAAAAACATTGCGGATGTTGAACATTGTTGGTCCATTTCTGGTAAAATTTCTTTTATCCCGATAAACTGCCTTCTTCCTGCGTGTTTAACATGGTCATGGAATTGAGCACATGTATATACTCTATTAAAGGTCATATCATAAAATTCATCTTCAGCACCAGGCATTAAATGTCTTTGTGCATAACCATGATAATCACTATATTCTGTTGAGAAACAATAACTTCTAGGGTCAATTCCTGGCCAATCACCGTCGTCATTGTTTTGAGTGGTATATTCTCTTAGATTAGGTACTAGATAGGCTGCTGACCGTCTTTGTCGTGCAGTACCTCTACTTTGTTCAGGTCTAACCCTAAATCTACATCTGGCTCGTGTAGGAACCCCCTTAGATGGGTCGTTAGATAAAATCATTTTACCAAATTCATCTGTGGTAACATGGTCTAAATTCATAGGTATATGTACTAAAAATGAACCAGTTTCATCTATTACCCTACCACCATTATCTAAATAAAGTCTTTGTAGTACAGGAACTTTACCCCCAAGTGGTGGCCCACTATACGTAACACCATTATAAGTAGGAAAAGCTGTGTCGTCATCTTTTAAAAATGGTGTATATCGGATACAATCTATAATCCCAGGTGTGGTTATTAGACTACATAGTTCACCCATATGTTTTTTAGGTCTACATTGTTTGTTTACTGAATCTTTGTCAGTATCTTGAGCGGTACTACCCATAAACACAGATGTAGGTTCTAATTTAAATCCAGAATTACCTAGGTCAAAATCTATTCTAGTTATTGCAGCTCTACATGTCTCCTCATCACCCCAAAATGGTCTTATATCAACTACTTTGGTTTGATTTATAATTTGGGGTAAAGAATCTAACTCAGGGTCATCTTTAAATCGAGGTCCGTCAAATTGAGATGGTGGAGCTCCTTTTTGTTTGAAGTCTTCTGGAAGCATCGAAAAACATCCGATATCACTTAAATCTACGTCCATTACTATTTGTTGGGGACCTGTTGGTACCCCGTAAATCATAAAGTCTCCAGACTCGTTTGATTTAGCTGTGAATTTATAATATTTTTCGTAGACGTATTTAACTTCTTGTTGAGTTAGTACCGACTTAAGTGTGGGGAATGTCCCTACCGCAACATGACAATCAAAATTTGGTTCCGTACTTAATAGGTTGTATCTTTTTCCGTCTTCATTTTTTTCATACGGTTCTTTATATGGGTATAAAAACCTTACAACCTCATTTTTTTCGTCTTCGGTCTCTAGTGGGATGAATATGGATACTTTAGCGTTTGGAATACCAAAACCATTATTAGCTACAACTCTACCGCATACCACACCAAAATCAGAACACATACGTGTGTAGATTTCTTGTTGTGTAAGAGATAAACTTAATATTTCTAATAAATCAAAATCTTGATTTAATTCAAAAGTTACATTTTTATCCCTCCCTACTTCTGTTCTTACTCTAAAAGATTTTGCCATATATGATTAAAAAATTTTATTTAAAAAGGTTTATAGTACTTATAAAAATAAATAGTTCCCCTCTTAAAAGTAAAAGTAATTAGTTAAGGATTATAGTAAAGTTTAGGTGAAGTTTGGTTTGTGAGGTTTGCGTATTCTTATAGCTATATCTTTTTCAGGATATCTTACTTGCAAAATTTCGTCTGGTTGTGCATATATAGTGTCATTAATTAACCCTATCTCTCTGGTTCCTTGGCTTACATAAGGTTGTGATGTAACTGACTGGGAATAGGTATCCCCTACCTTATTGTAAACTTTTACATCAACTATATTTACAACTCCTGGTTGATTCATTATCTGACTTCTTAATTCACCTAATGATAGGTCTTGGCCCATTTCTATTTTATTTATACTAAAATAATCGCTTACTTTTTCTATGACATTACTAACTATAGCTCCTGAATTATATGAACTCTCTATTGTTAAATCTAACATAAAAGAAATATCTATTACTTTAGCTGGACCTACGACTATATAATCGTTCATCATTCTATAATTAGACAAATAAGTCGCTATATTATTTTTTAGTGTAGATGTTATTTCTGAGGTTAATTTACCTTCTGGTGTATAAGACAATATATTTAATCTAACTTTATTTTCTACTTCTGTTACTCCTACTTTCGCTGGTGCACCAAATGTACTAGGCATCATTCGTAATTTAGCTACGTAATCATTAATAGATACTGCTCTGTTTTGTGCTGCAAAATTAAAAGATATATAATTTCTAATTTCTTCTACTGACATTGGGTTTGCTCCACCTATAGCGGCAGTAACGTTGGTTACTGCTAAACTATCGATAACAGATTGATTTACTTGAGAGTTGGGTCCTGCTACTACAAAGTTATTGGTTCCGACATTTCTTATAGCTCCAGCTCCTAGATTAGAGGATTTACCTCCACCTATTCTGTATTGGACAAAAATAGTACTATTACCTTGTACCATTTTTCCTAATGAAATATTATTCATGTATTGAGCCATGTTTAATGGTGTGCCTTTTTTTGCAAAATCGTCTAATAAATCTTGTGATGTCTGATTTCCACCCCCAAATGTTAAATGAAAATATCCTTGTGGTGTATATTGTGTTGTGAATCTTTGGTCAACTTCTATATATTTCCCTACTTTTATCCCTATTTCATCTGGTGGTGATGATGGGTCTTCTACAAATACCTCATCTTGTGCTAACGCCTGTACTTCATACCACTTATCAGTTGTTCTGTCTAAAAATTCTACGTTTGTTGGTAATGTTTGGTATCCAAGTCCTGGTTTTTGGATTACTCCAGTAACTCCCACTACATTTTTTTCAGGTAAAAATAACTCATAAAAAGGACTAACTAATGAGTCGGTAATTTCTTTCTTAAAGATTTTAGTAACACCATTAACTACCACTTCTCTTTTGGTCATTGTGTAGTTTTGTATTATTCCGTTAATATCTCTATTTGGTTGTTTAGTTCTATTAACAATACCTTCGTTATTATATTGAGTTGAGAAATCACAATCATTTACTGTTTCAAATACCTGACCCCCACCTCTAAATTGAGCTCCTCTTCTTAGGTTACCTAAGTACTTAAAATCTTCTTTATCTCCTAATGCTGGAACTATGATAGAAATATCCACCATTGTTAGTGATGGTCTGTTTCCTGGTATTTTTAAACCATAAGTTTTAGCTAAATTATAAAGAGAACTTCTTTCTTGTGCAAAATCTAATACTGTTTCCTGGAATGTTCTGTCTATTTGGAAGTTTAGGTTGTCTGCTACTGCTGCGTTTAAATCTAAAAACACAGAGTATATGGATGCGTCATTCGCGTTTCTAATTAAATCAGGGTAGTAGGTGTTAGTTAATCTTAATAATTCATTTCTAATACCTAGAAAATCTCTTTCTGTATATGCTATCTTTTTTTCTGCCATTTTATAAATTTATTATAACAAAATCTTTAGTTTCAAAAAAGCCGTCCCCTGCGGTATAATCAATTCTAACCCGTAAGGCGTATTCTCTTTCGTCTTCACCCACAAAACCAAAACTATTGTTGTTTATATCTTCGGAATTTGGGTCACTTTCCTGCTCTAATCTTATATCTTCCGCTGATTTAACTTCTATATCATTAATTATTAAATTAGGCATGAACTTCTCTACAGTATCCCTAATTTCATTATTAATACTTAATTTAGTTGTGTTATCTAGTGGTTCAAATATAAACTTCATTAAGTTTGTGCCAAAATCCGGTAAGAAATATCGTGACCCTTTGACTGTAAGTATTAAGTGGATTAAGCTCGACCTTACTTCTTCGTCAGTAGTATTACTTAATTTTAAGAAAAATCCTTCTGGACTATCTTTAAATGGGAACGTTATACCGTATTTTTGATTGGGCATTCTTTTTTATAATAAATACTTCTAAGATTACTTTGTTTTCTATTTTCGGATTTACTTTTCTCTTTATTATTCTTTAAAATAAATTCTTTAAGAAATAGTTCTTCAATCCAATCTTTATTTTTTTTCATTTTTTACTTCTATTGATTCCTCTTTATGTCCACAATGAGGACATATTATTAACTTAGGTACCATTTGTTCACTTTTTGGTACATTATTAGAAAACAAATGGTAGTCAGCAACTGACCACCATTTCTTACAATTACCACAATTAAAGTGGTATAGTACTTCTTGACTAAATTTGTGTTTCACTTACTTCTTTTTCTTTAGTAACTCCATTACCGTTTAGGGTTTTTAAGTCAACATCAATTTCACATACACCACCCGCACATGCTAATTCACCGGATAAATCTGTGTTATCTTCTAATTCCACCACCTTAGACAAGTCTATCTCACTTAAAGTTTTCATCATCTCATTGTAAACCTCTTTAGTGGAGTCCTCAAATGGGGCTTGTGTATATGTACCACCGTCATAAGGTAATACTGAAAGTCCATTATAATGTTTTCTATTTTCCCACATCCATTCTCCAGCTTTATCCCATTCATCTTCTTTTAAACTAATTGTAGCTGAAACGTTGTGTGAGTTTGAACCTTTTCTGTGTCCACTTCTAACCCATTCACTCGCAACCTTTTTAACTCTTTCTAATAGTTGAAATGGGGATTCCGTTCTCATGATAGAACCTTTTGGTGCTTTTTGGGGTATACTAATTACCGCTGTATCATGTGGTCTAAAGTAATCGTCTTCTAGTAATTCCGGATGATTAGTCATGAGATAGTGATATATTGCTTCATTCTTACCCACTCTAATTCTTCTAATATAATAATCGTTATGCCATGCATGAATACCTGATGATGTTCCTAATGTTAATGATGTAGTTCCTGCAGGCTTAACTGTAGTACATCTTGCTGCTTGATTTATTTCTAATAATTTAGATACTCTGGTATTTTCACGTTTAACTAAACTTGCGGCTTTTTTCATATCATATTTTAATACTTTACCAGAACCAATACCTGTCATTGATACACCTATTAACGCGTCTTTTTCCGTAGTTTCTTGCCATATTTCTCTAAGATAATGGAAGGAGGTGTACCCCGCTTGAAGTGTCCCAATAAACGCTGCTGCTTTTACTCTTTCATTTAAGTCGTCTTGTGAGTCTATATTACTTACATTTACCTCACAAAGGTTACAGAATTGATAGGGTCTTAAAGCTATTTCACAACAAGGATTTGTTCCCCAATCTTTATCATTATTTAGATAAATTCCGGGTTCACCAGCACCAGATAGCTCAACTCTTTTCCATATATCCATAAAAAAGTCTTTAGTAATTTTATGTCTCATAAGGCAAGCAGAATTATTTGCTCTACCTCTTTGTGGGTTTTTCTCGTACCACTTACCAGATTTACAACCAATCATTTCATTGTCATCTGCACTAAATAAACTAATTAGAGCCGCTCTTCTAATGCCTCCCGCTAGAACTGCATCTGCAATATAACAGATAATATCGTGCACTTCTAAAGTTGTTAGATGGTCTCCATTTTCTTTCTCAGATAATATTCCTTCAATTTTAACTAAACATTCTTTTAATGGTCGTGGTCCTGGTGCTTTTCCTCCTGAAGTAATTAGTCTTGCTCCTTTTGGTCTAATATCTGAATAATCAAACTCTACTCTGCTTCCACCACCATTCATATATGATTTCATTAAAACTTTAATGGAGTCCGCCCAACCTTCAATCGAGTCTCCAATTAAAAATCTTTTCTTTCTTTTTGGGTATGGGTGTTGTATTGCTGGTAATTTCTCTACATGATGTTTTTGAACTGAATAGCCGACACCGGTTCCACCTAATAATAAGAACATGGTTTCACTAAAGGAGTCAATGTGGTCTATAGGTAGGTACGCACAATTATAAATTCTATTGGGTGAAATTTCAATTGGTTTACCTCCGAACTGCATACTTCTCATTGATGGTAATACTTTCTTCTCATAAACAAATTGGTATTTCTCTTCTATTTCTTCTTTTAGTGTGGGATACTTTTTTATATGCATGTTTTTATTCCTTGTTACTAGTTCTTCCCATGTCTCTCTTCTATTGAATTGTGGAATATATTTTGCGTACTTCATGTAGACAGTAATATCCGATAGAATCTTATTTGATACTTCCATATTTTATTTTTTATTAATTATTTTTATTTATTACTTGTTGTCTCCTGTGTAGAGCTCTGGCAACTCTTTCTCTGTTTCTATTAGTTTTTTCTTCTTCGAAACCTAAGAATGTTTGTGTTGTTTCTGTATCTATCTCTAGGGTCCCATTATCAAATTTACAATTTTCAAAAATGACTCCGTCTTTACCTAATCGAGATTTTACTATCGCTATAGTAGCTAGTCCCATTTCTTTTTGTTGTAATGTTTTAGCTACTGATATAATTACATGACCCACTTGTGCTTTTTTGATGGAACCACCCATTTGGTCCGTGGTTACCACATCTGAGGATATTGAACTCCTATTACCTTGTGTCGCGGTCCAACCAGCTAGATTTAATTCGTGACACATCGATTCAAATTTTCTCATTACTGAACCTTCCCCCTTCCATTCATCGTCATACTGACGACCAGATAATATACAGTCAATATAATCTATTAATACAATATCTATCTTAGTACCTTCAGATATTATTTTTCTTATTTGGTTTTTAATTTGTAACATTGTCATTTCATCTGACGGTAATTTCTTTAAAATTAATTTGCCACCAGTTTTTTTCATTTCATCTGCTTTATCTAAAACCGTTTCTTTATGTTTACTTAGTTCGTCATTTGGTATTCCAGTCCAACAAGTAAAATGTTTTCTTTGTATTATTTTGGGGTTATCCTCAAAAAATATCTGTAATACATTATAACCCATATTAAACGCCGTATTTGCAAAACGTGTTAACATTGTTGTTTTTCCTACCCCTGTAGGAGCTAACACAACACCAATCTCACCCTTTGCTAGTCCACCATTTAAAATATTGTCTAGTCCGTCTACCCCTGTTGGTACTGGGTGTCTGTAATCCTCTTCTAATAATTTCTCTAATTCCGTAAAGATTTCAAAACTACCTGTATCCCCATCTCCTATTTTAATAGCGTCTCTAATATATTCTTCACATTTATCATAACTTTCAAAATCACCCTTTTCCATTATATTCTCTACTTTTCTTATGGCTTTTTTCAATTCTTGTTGTTTACAAAATTTTACTGACTTTTCTTTAATGAATAAATGGTCTTCAAATGAAGTGTCTTTTATATCTTTTAACATATCAAAAATGTATTTTTGAGCCATCTCAGAAGATATTTCAATACGAGTTAGTTGGTCTAACGCGTCAAATGATGGTGCTACTTGGTATTTGTCATAATATTCTTTAATCAATTGCATAATCAATCTAAAATACTGGTTGTCGAAATACTTTGATTGTATTGCGTCTATAATAGTATTAAAAAAGGTATTATCTGTTATTATTAAATTAATTAATTTTAACTGGAAGGAATGTCCTAAATATCCAAAATTTTTTCTCTCACTCATATATAAATTTCTTTATTAATAAATACATTATTAACTTACAAGTAAGCTATAATCTTGGTATTTGGTTGCAACTTTTTTTGACGACAGTGTTTGAGTTAACTCACGTAATATTGAAGATATTTGTGGTCTAATATCTACGGTATATCTAACTTTTGGGGGGTAGAGGTCGGCACGGAAGTTTCTTACGTATATTACATTCTTACCTTTTTTAATTGTTATCGTGAAATGCTCTTCTTTTTGCTCTAATTCTGTTGAATTTTCTTTGTAATCACTGTCCAATAAAAATAAAGTTTTAAGTTTTAGTTGGTGAATTATGTCTTCTACAATATAAGTTACTGAATAATGTAGGTCTAATGAATGTGTTGTTAATTCATTAAAATTTCTTACGCTAAAGAATCTTTGGCATACTATATTATCTTCTAACTTTAATAGGAATTCACATTTTTGTGTGTTATCTAATTTTGTCTTCATATTAATTTTTTTTTGTTTTTTTATAAAAATCTTTTTCTATTCTACTTAATCGTAGGTATGGTCTAACGAAATCTACCCAACCATCATTTGTTTTCGGTAAAATATTAAGAATTCCATCTGACATCATCAAGTCTAATGCATTTTTCCAATGCCTTCCTTGTGGGTCTAAGGATTCTTTTAATAAACTTCTTACCCCTTCTATAGCTTCTTTAGTGAGGAATTTTTTTCCTGTTTTTATTATCTGATAATTAATTTCGAGTGGGTTGTCTATATTATTATGTTGTGTTATTCCATTAATTATATTATTTTCTTTAACACTTATTTTTTTTCGATTTTTTATCTCATTAATTAATTGTTCAAACTCTACTTTTTTTTCACTTATTTCAGGTTTTATTTTAATAAGTGATTTTATACCAACCATTTTAATTCCTTTTATATTATCCGAAGAATCACCACATATTGTTTTTACAAGCCTTACATTTTGATGTGGAATATAAATCCCGTCTAACGGTACTTTATCTTCAAATCTAAATAATTGGTTTAATGAAATAATATGTAATGATGTGGTTGGTGAGATTAATTGTAACAAATCTCTATCGGATGTAAGTACTATTTTTTCTTCTTCAATTGCTTTTTCACAATAGTAGGATATACAGTCATCAGCTTCACAAAACTTAAAGGTTGCTTGTCTAACATATAATTCCTCTAAGTACTCTTGTGTTCGTAGTTTTTGTTTAGAGTAGGATTCTATATCTTCTATACTCCTACTTTTTTTCTTCCTATTTAATTTATATTCAGGATATAATTTTTTTCTTGGCTCTGTATTATTTTCACCATCCCAAAAAACTACTATCTTAGTTATTAGATATTCATCTATTAATTTTCTCAATGTATTTAGAAAATGGTATAGGCCACCTATGTGGTCTTCACCATTATACATATTTTTTATACCATGAAATCCTGTATTTAGTAAGGAATTACCATCTACTATTAGTGTTCTTGTCACAGAATGAGTTTATTGGGTTAAACATTTTTTTACTTTACTACTTCTACTAACTCTATTTCAAAATTTAAATCTTCTCCAGCTAATGGGTGGTTCATATCTAAATTTATGGATTCCTCATCTATTTTAATGATTTGTCCTTGTACTGGTCTTCCTTGATTGTCTTTACCTTGTACGAAACCTTTTAGTTGAAAGTCCATTCCTTCTGGGAATTCATTTTTCTGTACAACTATAACTGCTTCTGTAATGTATTCACCGTAAGCTTCTTTGGCTGGTATATCTACTGTTGTTTTAGTACCCTCGCTTAAGTCTTTTACAGAGTCGTTAAATCCTTTTAGTAAGTTACCGTCATCTATAGCAAATTCTATTGGTTCTCTAGTTCTAGAATTATCAAATTCTGTGCCGTCTTTAAGTTTACCGATATAATGTACTTTTACTTTATCTCCTGTTTTTAATTTAGTCATTTTCTTTTTCTATTTTTAAGTCGAAATCACCACCTACGCCTAATTGCTCAGACCAAAATGTAGCGTTTTCTTGTTTATAATTATCTATTGATTTCTTTTCTTCACTAGCTTCTCTACCAGCTATAAAACCATGTGGTGTAATAAGTATTTTGCCGTCTTCATAACCTAATCCATTAACATGATTTTTCATAATTGTTATTTTAGTTCTGGTAGCGAACTTCACTTTTCTTTTTTCTTTCACCGCTGAAATATTTGTGGTTCCCGCATTTTTTTGGTTACCAAATCTAAAGACCAATGTAGAGTTTAACCATAGTGATTCACCTCCTTTAGCTTTAATTTTTGGTTGTCCAAATGGGTTGTCAGGTAATTCTACCCATGGTTGGTTTACAACTACTAATGTATTAGTGTATTTGGAGTCTTGTCTTCTCGATTTCCCGATTCGTTGATTTAATCCCATACCAATTTTGTCCGCTAGTGTAGCTGCATTATGCATTTTACCACCTTTACCGTCAAAAGTCATTTTACAAGGCACAGAACCAACTGAATCCCATAAGAATAATAAATCATATTCTAACTCTCCTTTATCTTGTGCATCAAGTAAAGTATTAATATAATCAGTAATTTCTTCAATATACTGAAAATCATTATTAAATAAGAAAAAACCATCCCAGTCTACTTCACCGGTAGTTTTATCTACAACTTCCTCACAATCAAAACCTAAAAGTTTAGCGTGTTCAAACCCCCATTTTTGTTCAGTAATAATTAATACGGGAAGTACTCCTTTTTTTTGAGCGTCTACCGCTGCTTTAATTAATGCTGTTGTTTTACCTGTATCGGAATGACCTAAAAACATTTGTAAATGCCCCATAGCTGGTCCTGGTAATCCGGTAGCATCAAGAAAGGCTTTACCTAAATCAAAAAATCTTTCTTGTTTAAATTTAGCCTTTTTTGAAAACTTATTTTTCAAATCTGCAAATGTCCTTTTTTTCAATGCCATAGTATTCTAATTAAAATGGTAGGTCTTCGTCCTGTGGGTCGTTTGCTTGTGGGTCTTTTTGTTCACCAATAGTAGTGGTGGTAGTTTCTTTCTTACCACTATTCGGGTCATCATAAACATATTTCTTTAGTTCAGAATCCCAAACTGGGTCTAACCCTTTAGAAATTGCTTCTAGATACTCTACCGGTTTTTGTGAATAAACATCTTTCCAAGTTCTTTCGTCTTCAGTCCACTCTTTGGTTTTGGTTTCATCTTCGGATAATTTTCCTGGGTCTTCATACATGACAGAAGAAACTGTAGTGTATTCTCCTCTTCCACCTGGTAATGGTACTGTTTGAAGGATTAGAATTAAGTCTCTTCCTTCGTTAATGTCAGTTACATCTCCTTTATTTCTCCAGATTGGAATTATTTTGTCAATTGGTCCGTCTCCTTTCCAGTTATGTTTAAATCTCCAAAATTTTACTCCGTCTTCTTCATTATCTCTATCAATAACTTTTACAATATAAAATTTTTGTGAACGATAAGAACGTGCTAATTCTTTAGATTGTGCATCCCCAGCTAACCTTAAAGCTTCTTCTACTTCATTTAAAGGACTTCTTTCTCCTGTTGGTTTTCCTGCGGAATCTTTACCTGGGTCATAAATTTTCATCCACCTACCTTGTACTTGTGTGTTGTGAAAAAACACTTCTTTAAAAGGTGAACTACCATCTTGTGTTGGTACGATTCTAATTCTTTTTTCTCCTGATTTTGTTCCTTTTGGTAACATGATAGAAAGATATTGTTTCATTCTTTCTTCTGATGTCATTTGTGGTTTTGTGGAACCACCACTTTGTTTGTTTTTTTCGTATTGTGCTAATACAGCGTCTAAACTATTACTCATAAATTTTTTTTTTAATCATTAATTAATTAATATCTATGTAAATATATGAATATTGTGGGGGGATGTCAAACGAAGTTTAAATTAATTTTATTATTCTTCTTCGTCATTAAAACTTTTTTGAATATCGGAGTCACTGTAATTCTCCGCTTCATCTTTGGTTAAAATGTATTGTTTTTTTCCTGTTTTGTCAAAAACTTCTTCTTTATCTGTAAAGAAGTCACTTAATGTTTTGTGGTAAGGACCACTATCATGTTTTCTTAATCCTATTTTTTCTTCTGGGGTTCTTGGTCTATACTCTTCTATCTTCTTTTCTAAGCTACTAATTTTATCAACCATATCATCCATGGAAACTAAATGAGTTTCTAGGTCGGATAACTTAGTCATTAAATCGTCTAAGCTTTGGGTGTTTTTAGAAAGAATATCTTTTTGGTCCGATAACTCAGTATTTACTTCGTCTTGTTTACTTACTAGGTCGGTAACGTCTAATTCTGTAGTGTCTTCTGCTTCATCTGTTATTTCAGAATCTATTTCGGTATCTATTCCTCCTTCTAACTCTCCTTCTAACTCTCCTTCTAATTCTTCCTCACCACCTTCTATTTCTTCTTCACCTCCTTCTAATTCTTCTTCACCTCCTTCTATTTCTTCAGCTGCAGCATTAGGGTCTAATTCTTGTTCACCTAATTCCTTCGCTCTATTTAATAATCTTTCAACATGACTACCCATGCCTAAATTACCAACACCACCAATCATTTGTTCATCCAAATTGTCAGTATTGTGTTTAATTTGTTTAAATCTATTTAATTCTTCTATTAACTTTTTTTCTAATTCTTTAGCCATTTAATAATTGTTTTACTTGTCCTGAAGGTGACTCTACTTTTATCTTTCTATTTATTCTAACACTATTATCTACTCTTTCTATTAAACCGTCTCTACTTCTAATAGTATAACATTCACCAGTATCTAAATCACATACTTGTTCACCGTCAGCATTAGAACCATTTTCTACTATATTATCTGTTTTTTTTCCTAAAAAATTACCTAATTTTTGTTTTAAATTTTCTGAAATCATAAGTCTGTTTCTATATAAATATCATTAAAACTAATAAGAGTCAAGAATTTAAGATGTAATAACTTAACAAGCTATTATTGCCCGTTTACTTCTTTATTGATGCCCGGAATAAAAGCTGCTGGATTTAAATAATGTTCCACCACCTTACCATTTTTCATAACTCCTCTAATTAACTCCACATGTAGGTGTATTTCTTTAGAAAGTCCACTATTTCCCATTATACCAATACTCTTACCTTTAGGGCCGCATTCGGATTTTTTAATGGCGTTATCCTTACTATAATTTATATTTCTTAAATATGCATACCTCGCAATATAATAAGCTGTGTCATCTTCATCCGGTTTGTTAGAGATAATTAATTTGGTTTCTATAAAATTACCAAGTTCACCACAACCATCTGTTGTTTGTAAATTAGCACAACCATCTAATGCATTAGTGACAGTACCATTTATCATAGGATAGATAGGGATTCCATCATCACTTATACTTTTTTCATAAGCTTTAGCTCCTGGAATGATGTCTATTCCTAGATGTGTTTTTTCTGGGTCAGAATCCATTAAATAGTAATGAACATCTATTCCACTACCTATAATATCATAAAATGTCACACCATCCGCATTGACAAATGGACTAGAGGTTGTGGATAGTAAATCTACATATTTAGTGCTGGTTGGTGATTTTTTCATTTGTGAGGGTGTTGCACTTCTAGGGTCCGCGTAAAGGTCTTGGGGTAATTGTTTTAATCGACTTTCCGCTGCTTTATATAAATTACTATCTACTCTCTGAACCAAATCTTCTATATTGGGTAGTTCTGCTAATGGTTGTCTGACACCTTCAAAAGTTGTTTCTATACTATTAGGTCTTATATTATGAGATACATTTACAATAAAGTATGGTCCATTAAACATTGGTAGGTAATTTAACTGAAAATACTGTGTTGGTTGAATGGCGACATTCCCCATACATGTTATTGTAGCGGTATAACTTCTACTAGCATAAACATTAAATAAGGATAGGGATGCCATTGATGTGGCTCCACCACCACCAGAATCCGCCATTTCTTGTAGAATTTGGTAACTCTCTGAGGTGTTCTGATATTGATTTTGGTCTAACTGCACAGACTCAAAAATATTTTGATTCTTTAGTCCGAAATCGACATTAAACGCAACCACCTTATTAGCTAATTCTTTATTAGGGGTCTCAGCCGCGATTAATGGGTTGTTGGTTTCGGTACGAATATTAAGAGCGTCATTAAAAAATCCATTATTTTCTGTTTTACTATCTAACTGTTCTGATGAATTACCTACATATTGACATAAAAATACTGGTCCTGATTTTAATGTATCTACTTCTCTAAATGTACCAAATAAGGCATTTCCTTGACGTTGTGTTACATCGTTCTCTATGTTAAAGAAATTAATATAGGATGGGAGGGGTACATAATTAAAATAATTATCTTTCAATATCATACTTATATACCCGTCTATACTTTGGGTTAGTGTTTTAGAGCTGCCCGCTTCAAATGGTGAGTCTAATTTTATTAGATTCCATATATTAACTATCGCTTCATTACCAATGTCTCTATTAGCGGTATCTAAAAATAAGAACTTCTCAAATAGAGTATTATCTCCTAAGGATAACGAGGCTATCCATCTGTCATTCAATGTTTTAAAACTTCTATATAGTTCTAATTTTAAAGGTTCAGATTTTACTTTAGTTCTTTCGTCCGTTATAGGTTCGTCAGTTTGATTGTCTTGCTTCGCATTATTATGTATGTTTTCTTGTACTTTTTTAACTAAATTATTAACATACTTTACTTGGTCATTTTCTAAAAGTGTTAGTTTACCAACTAATTTAGCTATAAATTCCGCTCCACTCAACAGTGTTACATTACTAACACAGTAAGCCGCGTATAATCGGATGACTGGTGCGAAATCTTTTACGTTAGTACTATTAAATGTTATTCCATTGCCTAGGGGTCCTCGTGCTGTCTGAAAGAATGAAAACATTGGATTTGAATCATTAAGATTAGTTAAGATATTAAATTGTGTGGAATTAGATTCGTTATAGTAGTGACCCACTTCTAATAGCATATCTTGTGCTACCACAGGTAACGGTGAACCAAACCCAGCTGGAGCAACTGGAATGCCTACTGTACTGGACGAATAAATACCAAAATCATAACTAGAAGCGAAACTATTTAGAAGCCCACTGGAATTTTGATTCTGATAATGTAATGCCATTACTTTTTGTATAGTACTACTATTATTAGTTATCGTATTTAACTTAGTTGTGTTGGTGTGTTCATATTTTATTTCTTGATTTAAGAAATTTTGGGTTACCTTTAGGAATTTTAAAAATTGAGCTCGTGCTAATTTCCTAGGTATTCTATCTGTGGCTTCATCAAAATTAGATTCTTTTAACCAAGTATCTTCTATCACTACAAATTCTTTTATTATATTTTTCATTGTTCCACTGTTGAACTCCATTTCTGGTTCTAAACTAGAAAATTGTAAAAACATATCTTCAAATATATCTAGTTCGTCTTTACCGAATACACCTCTTAGCTCTTGTATTGTAGAATAGTTTGCGTCTCCATTTAGTGACCATGCACTTTGCTTGTCAGATTCTGGATTTATTTTCTTCAAATATTCAATTGCTGTTGGGAATGTTTGATTCTCAAAATGGCCATAATTAGAAATGTCCCATATCAATCTACAGGCTCCATTATGTATTGGTTGTGTATTACCAGCGTTAAGAGGTGTAGCTCCAGCAAATAAAGTATTTGTGTTATAGAGACTCGCATCAGTACGTCTTAATCCACCAGATGAAGGATATAGAATATAATATTTAGATGGTTCTACGGTATCATTAAATTTAACTCCCATGCCAGGAGCAATAGTGCTTGAGTCTGCGTATACATCATAAAATTTAACTTTAGTATTGTCCCCTGATGTAAAAGCTAGAACATTATTTTCTTCTATAGTTAATGGTATACTTGATGATAGGGTATTTAATACTTGCCCTCCTCCCATATTAAAATAGTTATTAGAGCTAGTTGTTATATAATTTATTGCGTCAACAATTAAGGGGTATACTCCCACCTGTAAAAAATTACCAACCCCCGCTACTGATTTCTGTGTTTGGTAGTTATATGGGTTACCGGCCAGAGTTACATTATATGTTGTGGTTAAATTATTAGTTACATTATCATATATATTCCTGGTTCCTGTTGCTCCTGGTATTGTACTTACTTTACCCAAATTCCACCATATATCAGATAGTGGGTCAAATCCGGTCCTAACCCTTTTCTTGTACCTCCACCAAATTGACCCTACTTTTAATAACAGTGTTATTGGAACCGTATGTAAAGCAGGCATTTGATTAAATAATTGGGAGATATAATCCCCAAAAGATTGTTCATTTACTAATAAAGCTTTTTCTCTAAATGTTGGTAGTGGTAATGAATTTAAAAATAGGTACGCAGCACTGGCATATGGACTTTTATTGGTTGGTGAATTTCTTTCGTAATCTACCCCTTGTAAAATCGCGTTTATAAAATAAGGAGTGTTGAGTAATGAGGTTAATTTTACATCAAGAGTATCAGCTACATATATTAGTCCGTTAACCCCAGCAGTAGTGGCTGTTGGAAATAACTCTCCTTCTGTTACTATAGGTTTGAGAGCGGCTTCTTTATAGAACTTATTTACCTTGTGAATATTATTTAGACCGGTGTAGTTTCTATTATTTTTTGCTTGTACATTGTAATCGTGAGATTCCACGTCATTAGCGTAAACAAAATCTGTAAAATACTTAGTTTCTTCTTTTTCTGTTAATACATTTGTATATTGAATATCATACTCTAAATTTTGTACTATATTATGAAATTCAGGTGAGGTTCCTCCCATGGTATTGGTTCCCGCATAATTATTTGTCAACCAACTACCTCTTATTGTGGGTATTAAATCAAAAAAACTATCAACTTTATTATTTTCAATACATTTAAAACTTTCTGTAAAGTCTCTTCCTTTAACGGTGTATGGTTGAGGTTCTATTAATAATCTGGATGGTCTACCTGTATCGGGAGTAACGGTTCCGAAAAAAGCATATATCAACCATCTATCGGGGTCACTTTGGGATAGAATTGACATTATGGACTCATATCCATTGTCGGTGGTTTTTCCAGAGACACCGGTACCTAAATCTTTAAATACATTTTTAGCCGATGGTGAACCTTTAATACTATCATATAAGTTACTAGCGTCATAGGTGGATATTTCGTCGATTGCTGGTTGTGTTTGTATACTGGACCCCATATATCTAGTCTTTACACTCCCTAAAGCAATAAATTCAAATGCTCTATCTAGTATTTCAAACCAAACGTCAACATCGTCTAATGAACTATATGGTGTAATTTCTGGTGGCCAATCTTTAACATCTATAGGTGTAAATGATTTATTCACCCCAGCGTTACCTACTGGTGGTTGGAATTTGGTGTATTTATAATTTGCTGTCTTACAATATTCTTCTACAAAGTCTACTTCAGGCCATATTATTTTATCTTTTGCTCCTGTTATATCAATAATATCTTTATCTCCCGGATATGTTAATTCGTATTTAGTTTCACCATTTTCTGTTTGTTTACTTATATAATATTTGGGCCATGGGTAGACATTTCCTAGTGTGGGTACTGACCCAACCTTTGTATCTGCGTCTGGACTTACATCGTTAGACCCTTTAGCTGCGTCTATTCTCTTTTCGTTATTACTTACGTCCATAGCTTCTGTATGTACTGTATCTAACATCCTTAAGAAAGTGTCCGCTCCCCCTAATATAATAGCAAAAACATTTCTAATTGTTGGTTTAAACCCTATAACATCTTTTAACCTTGTATTTAATACTTCACTTACATCTGATGACATAATTTCAGCTTGTGTTTCAAATTTCCTGTCTGTTTCTCTCCATACAGCTAAAAATTTACCGCTTTCATACGCACCGTCAAAACAAAACCATGGTTCGAATTCTGGTTTTAACGTGGTAGTTATAGTCCCCATTTTAACCGTTCCTTTTATTTTAGATTTTTTGTAAATACTAAATCCCTCTTTTAAAAGTAAACTTGTGACAGAATATTTACCTTTTTGTTCTGGTGGTACTTGGGCGTTTGGGCCGAATGTTGGGTTACTAATTAATAACCTAGTATACTTACTTACGATAGCCTCTAAAGCTGTTTGAGCTTTTTCCTCTAATTCTTTTAAAGCGTTTGGGTTTGAGTTGTCTGCGACTGACGCGTTTGCTGTAGTTGCTCCTTTTAGAGGCCACACACTAACTGAAGCAGTTTTTCCAGATGTAGAATTCTTATCATCAACTTGTACTTTTATAGTTTTACGTTCCCCTTCGTCTAAATAAGTTTCTGACCATCCATCAGTTCCCAATACTGCTTTCTTAAAACCTGTTAGTGCCGCTTTAAATTCTAATTTATCTGTAGTTAATGATAAGTTAGCTTTACCAAATACTTGTG